CTACTCGCCACATGGGTGGTCACCAAGTCCCTGCAAGAGGTAGCGCGTGAAGCACCGCCGCGTCCAGCCACCGAGCGCGACCTGTTGCGCCTGACCACGAAGTTCAACAACCGATAACAAGAGTACAAGCGGCGATAACAGGTGTTATCAGGAGATGCTTATGGATGATGACAACACCGATGACTACACCTGCATGGCTGTGGTCGCCAACAAGCGAGACAAGTCCAGCAAGCCGAGGGTGTGCGGCAAGCCCGTGAACAAGTACCGCTACGACTTGGGCTACACGACCTGCCCATCGTGCGGTGAAGCCGCAGCCAAGATGGTACGGCACACGGTCGTGCCGATGCACAAGAGCAACTACATGGTCGTGACCAACCGGATCGACCTGCAAGGCATCAACAACAAGGGAGGGTTCCACCGATGAACGACTATCGAGTGGATAGAGCAAGGGAGGGTTTGTCCCCTCCGTGCGGCATGAATTCGATCGTGTATGTGAGCGAGTCCCTGAACGATGCTCTGCGCGTGTTCCACGCCACCACGGGTGGCAAGGATGGGTGGGGCAACTCGCACGGCGACTACGCTGACTACGGGGTGATGCTGTCCATGTGGCACCCCGAGCGGAATGCGTACATCACCAAGCGTTGGAAGAGCAAGTAACTGAGGAGGTGTGAGATGAACAAAGAACTACTGAAGCGATGGGTCGCTGCGTTGCGCAGCGGTGAGTACACGCAAGGCACAGGGAAATTGCGGATGTTCGACCCCGTGGCGGAGTGCACAAGATACTGCTGCCTTGGCGTACTGCGCGAGATCGAGCCGAGCATCTGTGGAGTCAACGAGGAACTTCTGGACCGCGACTCTTTGCGGCAACACATGGGCGGTGACATCCAGCAGAGAGAACTCGCGGAAAAGAACGACCACGGAATGCCGTTCCCCGAGATAGCGAACCACATCGAAAGGATGTATCTCAACAACGAGGAGAACAAGTGATGAACTTCAAAGCCGACCTGATCGAAGCGTTGACAGACACGGTCACCCACCAGAGCAAGGCCATCAACGGGCTACTAGTCAACGCAGACCGGATGCAAAAGGTCATCGAGACCCTCACGCAACTGAAGGAGCAGTTGGAGGAGCAGAACGAGTTGTATGTGGCTGACATCCGTCTATTGGAGCAGCAGCGTGACGAGGCATGGAACGAGGGCGCACGGCTGAAGAGGCTGTCCGAAGAGCAGTCGAAGGTCATCAACGAATTCCGCAACGGATTCTAGGAGGATAAGACATGAGCAACCACACGCCCGGAGAATGGACTGTCAGCAAGAACTTGGCAGGGGATCTAGTAGTCACAAGTACGAACCATCATGACAACGATGGGTACATCATCTGCCAGACATTCGGCAGGCACAAGTACGGTAACGCTGTGTTGATTGCAGCCGCGCCTAAATTGTTGGTCGCGTTGCGCAACCTTATCGGGTGCGCCGAACCGCATCGAGATCGCGCCGAAATCAAGGCCGCTCGTGCCGCCATCGCTGAGGCTACAGATAAGGCCCCAGAGGAAGTGACGGAGGACAAGACATGAAGTACATGGACCCGAAAGATTGGTATCACTCCGACGCTATCGAAGTCACGGTCAACGGTGTTCGGGTGGCGTGGACTGTGGACAATGAAGTGTTCACGCAAGTACGTAGCCTTACCGAGCGCACCCACCCTGACGATGACGGGTTCGACCTTTTCGGGTACTTGGAGTGGGAGGACAACGACGACCCGTTGGACGATGCAGGGTACAACCAAGAAAGATTGAGAAACTACGTCATCAACAAGATGAAGGAGGACAAGTGATGAACGAAGCACCGCCGACAGAAAGAGAAGTAACATTGTTGAACGCATTGAAAACGGCCAATGAGTTGCTTAAGCGATGTGAAAGACGCATCAAGGGCGAACCAAGCCGCATCTTCATGTGGTTCTGTGTCGGGTTGTTCGTAGGCTTTCTGGTAGGGAGGTTCGTATGAAGAACTATCATTACTTCAAGGGGCGGTACGAAAGCACCAATCCTATCCGTGGACGTAAAGAAGACATACGTCCTGTAGGAAGTCGCCGCCGTACATGGGAGCGGTTGGTACACATCGACGACGCATATGGCGTGGCTGACCGAGATGTACCGTTGGTCATGTACGCCGAAGATACGCTGACGATACAGACATCATGGATGACCCCGTCGATAGGGAGTTTCATGACCACATACCTACCAAGCGGGTTCAGCGTCAGTAAGCAATACAACACGCTGTGGTTGGAAATCAACGGCAAACAGTATCCTCTAGCGCCGAGAGAGCGCCTGCCTGCACCGTGCAAGGTCTACATCACATCCAAGGCGCGTGAGTATCAAGACAACGACCCTAAAACCAACTTTTACATCCCGGAATATTTTTTGCCGTTGATGGTTGCCGGGGATACATATAAGCCGCTGTATGAAACGTTGCTGGTCAAGCGCGTGAACAGGCAGCGTGCAGCCGAGTTGCGCGGTCGAATCAGACCGTTTGTGGAGTTCTGCACATCTCTGCTGCGCTTGTCCGATGGCGTGCTGCGGTGGGAGGTCATCAAGGAATATCACCCTAAGATTGCAAGCGATTATTGGTTACCAAGAGGTGACTATATACTCTCAAAGCATAACGAAACGGGGCGAAATTTGAGGGTACTGCTATCCGCGTCGTCCGATGATTACCTGAAGATACTGTGCAATCTTGCGGCGCAGAAGAACAGCACCTTGTGCCTTGTCTCTCGATCAGGGGGACCACCAAGCAATTGGCTATCGCCCGGCCCGTTTGATGTGCATTTCAATACAACCGCATTGGAACGGTTTCTGTACAGAATTCACGACAACGATGAGGAGAACATCTATGATCTAGTGGAAACACCTGTTACCGAAAACAAACAGACCAACGTCATCGGTTACGCTAAGTAACTAGGAGAGAATACTATGAGTGCTATCAATCTGGGCCGTGAGGTCTCACTGCAAGAGTTCGCCCGTGCCGTCATCGCATGTGGCAAGGATGTGTCGTTCATCGCAGAAGGCGAGATGGGTATCGGCAAGTCAGCCATGCTCAAGGTAGTCGGGGCTGCGTATCCATCACACATCCCAGTGTATCTGGACTGCACTTTGCTCGACTTGGGTGACATCGCGCTGCCTTTCACGGTCGATGAGAACGGTACACGTGTGACCAAGTTCGCGCCAAACGGCAGGTTTCAATTGCACCACGGCAAGCCTGTCATCATCATGTTGGACGAAATCGGTAAAGCCATGAAAGCCGTCAAGAACGCGCTGCTGCCGCTCATGAATGGTGAGAAGCGTATCGGTGATGCGTATCTGCACCCCGATTCCATCGTGTTCGGCACGACGAACAAGATGAGCGAGGGCATCGGTGACATCCTTGAGGCGCACGCTCGCAACCGTTTGTGTGTGCTGCCAGTCCGTAAGCCGACAGCCGATGAGTGGGTCGAAGAGTTCGCCATCAACGCGGATGTCGCGCCCGAAGTCATCGCATGGGTCAAGCAGTTTCCGCACGCGCTTGCATCGTTCACCGACGAATCGCAGAAGGACAACCCGTACATCAACCATCCGGGACGGGCAGGACAAGGTGCGGTGGTCACGCCACGCTCGCTTGAGAAGGCCAGCCACATCGTCAAGATGCGTACATCTTTGGGCGAAGCGCTGACCATCTCCACGCTGGCTGGGACTATCGGTGAGGCTGCTGCGCGTGACATGCAGGCGTTCCTCACCATCGCGGACAAGTTGGCGACATGGGACAGCATCATCGCATCGCCCAAGTCAGCGAAGTTGCCTGACGATCCGGTGGCCAAGTGCATCGCTGTGTTCGGTGCCATATCGCGTGTCGATAAGGATACGCTTGACCCGTTCATGGACTACATCGAGCGCATGGAAGGTCCGTGGCAGGCGTTGTTCGCCAAGTCCATCATGAAGTCAGGCAAGCAGTCGTTCTGCATCACGAACCGCAAGTTCAAGGACTGGGCGTTGAAGAATCAGTGGATGTTCTGATTGATAAGGAGGCACCATGAAACTCTCTGCTGAACAGAAGATAGAGCGCGCTCACGTCTGGCTGATGAACAGCCCCAAGTACTGCCTGTACTCCGGGGTCTTCATGATCGGCAAGACCGAAGTGCGCGACGATATGCCTACAGCGGCCACCAACGGACGTGATGCGTTCTATGGGCGCAAGTTCGTGGACAAGTTGTCGGAGCAGGAACTGCGGGGTCTCATCCTGCACGAGAACCTGCACAAGGTGTTCAGACACTTGACCGTGTGGAAGGCTCTTTACAAGGAGAACGCACAGATAGCCAACATGGCTTGTGACTACGTCATCAACCTGATGATCGTGGACAGCGACCCGGATGGCAAGGATGTGAAACTTCCCGAAGGTGGCTGCTATGACGTGAAGTACCGGGGCATGGACGAGGGTACCGTGTACCGCCTGCTGACACAGAACCTACCACCGGGCGGGGGCGGCAGTGGGGGCGGCAGTGGGGGCGGCGAAAGTCTGGACCACCACGACTGGGATGATGCCGAGGAGATGTCCGAGCAGGACAAGATCACACTCAGCAACAACATCGACCAAGCGTTGCGACAGGGCAAGATACTTGCAGGCCGCATGAGCGGCAATGTCCCACGCAGCATCGATGATGTACTCAAGTCCCGTGTGGACTGGCGTGAGGCCATGCGTGAGTTCATCACCAGCACCTGTGCAGACAGGGATGAAAGCACATGGCGACGACCAGCCCGTAGGTGGATCGCCCAAGATGTGTACATGCCGTCGAGCATCTCCGAGCGCATGGGGATTCTGGTGTGCGCCATCGACATGTCAGGTTCTATCGGCATGCGGGAAGTGGCGCAGTTCATCGGCAATCTTGTGCGTATATGCGAGACAGTCAAGCCGGAGGAAGTACACCTGATGTACTGGGATACAAGAGTGTGTGCCCATGAGGTGTACAAGCCCGACCAATACGACTCGCTCTTGAGCAGGACAAAGCCCGCAGGGGGCGGTGGCACAGACCCGCAGTGCATCGTGGACTACATGAAAGGCAAGCGGATCAAAGCCGACTGCGCCGTTATCCTCACGGACGGTTATGTATGTTCATGGGGTGAAGGATGGGACTGCCCGACGCTATGGGGTATCACGTCACAAAACATCGAATCAAAGGTTGGCAAAAGCGTACACATTGGAGGCGTGTGATGGCTATCAACCGTGCAAAACGCCGAGCGAGGAAGTTCAGAAAAAAGATATGGCTCATACATCCAATTTTAGATATAAAAAACGATGGATTTGGCTTCCACTTAATATTTTGTACAAAGTGGGTACCGTTGGCTGTAGGACCGCGATTTAGACGGAGAGAAAAGCAATTAGCGACGTTTCAAGAAGCCCGAGCATTTTGTTTGTTGAAGGGTGAAGAGTGAATTTATCAACCAATAAGGAGTGCAATCATGATCAATAACAGTGCTGTTATCGTTGACCTGAACATCAGTGTGTGGACGGGTCGCAAGATGGACAAGAAGGTGTCGGAGCAGGTCGATGCCGACAACCAGACCAAGACGCGAGCGGGGAACTATCATAAGAAACTGCTTGCTGGCACGACCGCATTCGATGACGTCCACAAGTTGGTGGGTGCGATCCGACAGTGGCACTACGCCAACACGCTTCCGTGGGCCGACAACGGTCAGCGGCTGCTGCCGATGGCGAACTTCTTCGACTACAAGGCGCAGTTGAGCGCGTACGAGCAGGAGTTCAACAACACGGTGGACAAGTTCTACCAAGAGTACAACACGTTGGTCAGCGCGGCTGCGTTCTCTCTGGGCAATCTGTTCGATCCCAACGACTACCCGAGCATCGAGGAGATCAAGGGCAAGAACAGTTTCCGATACGTCATCAGCCCCGTGCCTGACTCCGGTGACTTCCGTGTGGACATTCCCGAGCAGTATCGGAAGGAACTGGAAGCCATCTCCAACGAGCGGGTCAATGCTGCCATGAAGGACGTGTGGGACAGGCTGCATGAGTGCCTTAGCCACATGAGCAAGAAGTTGGCAGGTGATGAGAAGCAGATCTTCCGCGACTCGCTGGTGGACAACGTGGTGGAACTGTGCGGGATGCTCAGTAAGTTGAACGTCACCGATGACCCCAAGTTGGAAGCGGCACGACAGGAAGTCGAGAAGATGCTGTGCGGCGTGACGCCCAACGAGTTGCGCAAGAACGACGAAATCCGCAAGGACGTCAAGGCGCGTGTCGATCAAATCTTGGGCATGTTTTGAGGTGAAGGCATGAGCAAGATCATCATCACCGTCGAGTACACCTACGAGGATGTCATGGAGCATGAAGCAATGAAAGAGGCTGATGGATTGGTCGCGGGGTTGGCGAACGCGGTCAGACGATGGCCGTTTGGTGCAGACAAGGCGAGTGTAAAGAGCGTCCAAGTTATCCATCAAGAGGAGAACAAGACATGATGCAAGACATGATGAACGATGCAGGCCAAAACCTGAACGAGACGGAGATGAACGCCATCCGTTGTGCGTTCGCGGACCTCATCGGCGCGGTGCAAGCATACAGGCAAAGCGGTAGCGGCGATTCCGCGCACGACTGGGAGGCGCACATCCACACCATCGAGGAACTGAAGACTGCGTTCCCGTGGCTCGATGAAATCCCCGACAACATCTACGACGAGGAGGAGTGATATGGACAAGAAGCGAGTGGTCATCACCATCGACAGCGGTATCCCCGAGGTCATCGAAGCACCGGATGGTGTGGACGTGGAGATCTGGGACTACGACACCGAGTTCTACCCCGAAGCCGACCTGCTTGAGGACGATGACGGGCGCAAGTATTTCTTGAGGGAGGGCTGAACATGGCGAAGAAGAAGGCGAAGCGTCGGAAGTCTTATACCGTGCACACCACGGTGGAAGTGCTATATGAAATCGAGTTGCAGGTACTAGCGCACACCGAAGAGGAAGCCCAAAACCTTGCGATGAGCAAGGCAGAGGACATGGCGTTTGATCCCGCCCTGCAAGATGGTAATCTTATAAGCATCAACGCGACTCCAGAAGATGCTTGGGAAACCAAGAAAGGTCGTATCATGTATCTCACATGATCAAGAACATCAAACTGCGACCCCGCAAGAAGTACTGGGGGTGGTGTTACCGCAAAGCCATGCGACTGCGTATGACAGGCAAGGAGTGGCATGAGTACGCCAAGTGGGACACCTTCAAGACCGAGTACGGCTCCGACTCTGCGTGGGGCAACAAGTGTGAAATATGGTTCGATGACGAGGAGGATATAACCAGTGCAGACATTCCTACCTGATCCTAGTTATGCGACGTCAGCCTCCATGCTGGACTACCGGAGGCTTGGCAAGCAGCGCGTAGAGACCAAACAGATATTGCTTGCTTTGGGTAAGTCCAAGGGAGGGTGGGTCAACCATCCTGCTACCAAGATGTGGCGAGGACATGAGTTGGAGTTGTCCACGTACGGCCTTGCCATGTGCAAAGAGTGGGTAGAGCGTGGGTATAACGATACGCTTGGCCAATACTTCCTTGCCATGCGGGACGCATATGAGGCAGAGGGGCATCCAAGCATACCGCCGCCTTGGCTTGGCGATGAAGTGTTCCATGCCTCCCATCGCAGCAATTTGTTACGTAAAGATCCTGTGTTTTACGCGCAGTATGGATGGAGCGAGGCTCCTGACCTGCCGTACGTTTGGCCTGTTGAATAACCAGAGGAGAAGTTTATGTTGGTAACGACGCATGAGAGCCTGCAATCTGTAGACAGCGGTATCCGTGAGATCTTGTCTATGCTTCGCAAGTATCACATGAGCAGAATTCCTGTTCATGCAGTAGCCGATGCCTTATCCGGAACTCATGTCTACTTTGTAGATGAACGGTTCATGGACCTGCAACCCAATGTACTTACTGTTATGGGCGCTACAAAACTTCAGTTAGAAGAAAACGGCAAGTATGGCAAGGGATATAGAGTCTATTCATCTAGTCTGACCAACGAGAAATATCATTATAGCCACCAAAAGCACCGTTCTTTAGCCAGCAGCGATCCGGACAAGATCGTATCAATCTTGCGTAAATGTACGGGCAGTATGCCAGCAACAGGTCTGCATAAGACTACGGAAAAAATTAACATCCATATAATTAACACATGGAGAGATGTATTTAAATCGGACTTGTCTGCTGCTATCAATAAGGTGAGCATGTATGACTCATTTATACAGACATTGATGGTCGATATCAGTAATTATCGCAACGGCACCGCCGCGCCATATTCTAATGACGTGTTCCATACAATCTTTTCGGATAAAAACATAGCAACCTATGCAGAGCATTATCGTAGACGAAAAGTTGATATGCCTACGCATAATGTAGTCGTACATCCGGCAGAAGTTGTGGTCAATAATCTAGTTGTTTCTGGTCTTGCAGAACTGTCTGTGGATAAGCAAGAAGCAATTGGCATGCTAAAACTTGTAGAAAATCTTACGTTTGTTGAAGGTGTAGGCACTCGGATCAATGAAAATAATTTTTGGATCTATTGACGGAGGAGCCAGCATTGGCTAGAGTGTATGGATGAGGAGATCAAAAACGTGGAAATTGTCCTTGAATGTCAACACATTCGGGGTGATACCGGATTCGTATTGCTTGATAAACACACGAAAACCGGAAGTTCTAGACTTTTCAGAGGAGAACATAACACTACCCGATGAAGTGAAAGAACGCATAGCACTGCTGGTACTGCAACGGCCCGGACCTAACTCCCCTACGAACATAGGGCATCTCGCAAGCGACAGATTGATCATCGTGTATTTGACTAATGCAGAAGGTAGAATGATTAAACGTATGTTGGAGAACTACAATGACGCCCGAAGCAAAAGTTAAAGCGCAGGTCAAGCGTATGCTGCATGAGATAGACCCTACGGTCTACGAGTTTTCTCCCGTAACGGGAGGTTATGGACGGTCGGGTGTTCCTGATATCGTGGTGTGTCTTAAAGGAAAGTTCATCGGTATCGAGTGCAAAGCCAACGGCGGTAAACCTACTGAACTGCAAAAGAAAAACCTACGAGATATATGCGATGCAGGAGGGTACGCAATCGCCGTCGATGAACATTCACTTGGCGTATTTAAGATGATCTTTAAAGACATAGTGATGGGTGCAACAGTGAGCCGTTACTGGGATCTGACAGCAAGTGATAAAACACCGCAGGAAGAACAGTCAGGGAGTGGCTAGGCGCATATTGCGTTGGATGTCATCCCGGTATGCAACTAGTGTCAGACAGATAGCGGAGGTGTTTGGGTTTACTCATATACATACAGCAAGATACATCAGATGGTTAGAACAGAATGGTTTTATCTATTTGAGATATAGGCGAGATGGATGGAATTTTTATTCAATACGAAGGAGTTCTAATGGACGTAGAGAAGTTGGCAAAGGTACTTCTTATCGCGCATAAGCATGATTTGGATGCTATCGATATCGAGTTCCTTGCAGAAGTGATCAGGCGTAATAAAGTTTCTGGAGAGGTAAATGCCGCCGAGTTTGGTGGTGGTACCACTTTGGCATCTTTTGGCACTTTGAACAAGCGCCTCAAGAAACTGCTTAGTAAAGGGTTTCTTGTACGCCGTGGCATTGAGAAAGATCAGCGACTGAAGTTTTTGGAGGAAGGCCCCGAACTTCAGAAGTTTGTTGATGAGATGAACAATCAGTAACCAAAGAGGATGAAATGATGAAGACCAAGACTGAGAAGATTCTGGCGCTGCTCGACAAGGGTACCGCCCCCAAGGCCATCGCCAAGAAGATGGGCGTGTCCCCGGCATACGTGTACGTGGTCCGCAGCAAGGCCAAGGCGAAGACCAAGAAGAAGCCCGGACGTCCGAAGAAGGCGAAGCAGAAGTGGGTGGAAGTCACCTATCCGGGAGAAGCCCTTGTCCCCGGCTCCGTCCCGCTCCCGGCTGACCCCGTGAACCATCCCCCGCACTACACGGCGGGTGGCATCGAGACCCTCGACTTCATCGAGGCCAAGGACCTGAACCATCTGCTTGCGTGTGTCATCAAGTACATCGTCCGTGCAGGTAAGAAGGAAGGTGTGGACCCGATCCAAGATCTGGAGAAGGCCAAGTTCTATCTCAACCGTGAAATCAACAAGCGTAAAGGAGCGTAATCATGTCTACTTTGACCTTTGAGCAACAGGCTGCGCGTGACGGTCTGACTTCCAGCATCCTCAAAGATGTCGCGTACTATGTTAGATATAACGATGGAGATATCCCAGACGATGTGGTCCCTTTTTGGGAATCACGAGCCAAAGAAGCGGGTATGTCCAAAGCCGCCATCTCTCAGACCGTTGAGGAAGTCCGTCAGGTGCTGAACCTGATGAAGAAGTTCAGCAAGAAGCGGGTGGCGTGACACATGGGGGGAGGGAAACCTCCCCCTTCTCTTGAGGAGGAGATATGTTCAGGTCTTTATTCAATTGGTGGAGAAGGCGAGAACAAGAAGCCCATTACGCATGGTGCCGGGTTCCGCCCCCGAACTGGCGCTGTAGCCGAGGAAGGCTTGGGCGATGGGGGAACTACTGGTGAGCGACCTAGAGTTTGCTGACACCATCATAGGACTGGACGGGTATATCCGTGCATTCGCGGCCACCGTAGCCGCTGCATCGCTGCTGTATCTAGTCATCCGTTGGATCAACAACAGACTGTGAGGAGGAGTTATGGAGAAGGAACCAGAGTATTCAAAGGACCGTCTTAACCAACAGATTCGTAGTCTCATGCGCGAGAACTTTATGCTTAAGGATTCGCTGTTTCGCAGGAACAAGGAGTTCATCGTGATGGACGGGATGCTCCGCAAGGCAGACCGAGTGACAACGTTCTTGAGCATCTGTCTGGCTGTCATGACTCTGGCGGCTATTGCCGCTACGATATGGGCTGTGAGGATGTCGCCGTGAACCGCGAGGACATCATTCGCATGGCGAGGGAGGCGGGATTTGTTGTTGATGAGAAAGCCAAACAACACCAGCCCAACTGCATCTTCCATACGCATCACATGGTCGATGAGTTACTTGAACGCTTCGCCGCCCTCGTCGCCGCCCATGAACGTGAGGCGTGTGCGAAGGTGTGTGATGGTTGGGCGGAGTACGGTATTCCATCATCCGCAGCCGCAGCCGCCGCCATCCGCAAGCGAGGGGAGGTGCAGCCGTGAGCAAGAACCGTTGTGCGAACTGCAAGTATTTCTTCGATTATTCCGAGCCTTATGCCAGCCCTGACGATTTGGAACGATTTGGCTTGTGTCGCATCATTCTCCCGCCGTGGGTTTCCGAGACTCAAGACTATAGACGTTTCACCAACAAAAACTATGTCTGCGACCTGCACAAGCCGAAGGAGGTGCAGCCGTGAACCGCGAGGACTACGAATTTGCTGCCGATTGGCGCGTCACCGCGACCGAAGTGGTGAATCACCCGCAATACGCTCGTCCTGTGCTGATGGTGCGCGAGGGGTGGATGCGTCGTGGGCAAGAGCCTGTGTGGAATGACACCGTGACGATCCGACAGATTCCCGAGGAGGTGCAGCCGTGAGCGACACAAATGAAAACGGGCCGAGACTGACATCCCGGCCCGTTGGTGCTGTTTCGGAAGAAACCAGCCTCCTCCACGCGGAGAAGTATAACTTGCCGCAACGCGATCAGCAAGGAGGTGCAGCCGTGAGCGACCGTGAACTGTTGGAACTCGCAGCGAAGGCGGCGGGGATTGACTACAAGCCTGACAACAAAGACTGGAAGCACGACGACCATTGTGCGTTCTGGTCGTATGACGACCTATGCACTTGCGGTGCGCGTTGGAACCCCCTCACCGACGAC